CATCGCCGGAGCATTCGCTGGAGCCAACGTGCTGGCGGCAGGCAACCAGCGCCTGACCCGCATCGAGGACTCGACGGCGGCACTGGAGATCCAGCTCGGCGGCGCCGCCAAGGCTGCCGACCTCGTAGCGGACATCCTGAAGACCGTGAACGGCACCCCGTTCACGCTCGACCAGTTCGTGGAGGCTGGCCGTACCCTGGTCACCTTCGGCACCGCTGCCGAGAAGATCCCGACCTACCTGACCGCCATCGGTGAAGCTGCCGCTGGATCCGGTCAGGGCATCGAGGCCGTGGGCACCATCACCGACGTCTTCGCCAAGATGCAGATCGCCGGTCGAGCCACGACCGACGACTGGCAGCGTCTCGGGTTCGTGGGCGTCAACGCTCTGAAGATCTGGGGCAACGCCTCGGGCAAGACCACGGCCGAGATGCAGAAGCTGGTCACCGACGGCGCCGTTCCCGCCGAGCAGGCCATCAATCAGCTCATCGAGGGCATCACCAACGGCAGCGACGGCGTAGCGGGCAAGGTCAACAAGCTCGGCGGCTCCATGGAGAAGCTGCGCAACACCTTCTCTGGCGCCGCTGGTGGTCTGTCTGCAGCTTCCGCCCGTCTCGGTGTGGCCTTCCTGGAGCCGTTCCGCCCCACCACGGTGGCACTCCTACAGACCGCTACCGATGCCCTGGATGCACTCGCCCCGGTGGTGCGCAACGTCCTGACCAGCGTCACGGACACCTCGGCAGTGAAGAACTTCATCGAGGCTGTGAGCGGCGTCCCCGCCACCTTCGACAGCATCAGCGCTGCCCTGAAGAGTGGTGGTATCGAGGGTGCCCTGAACAGGATCATCGATCTGAGTGGCCCTCTGAAGGGGACCCTCGGGTCGATCTTCAGCAACGTGCAGACCAGCATCGCTCCGCTCGGCAGGGTGCTGCAGGAGATTGCTGCTGGCTTCGGCGATGCCGCCAAGGTCCTCGGTACCGGCTTCTTCGCCGCTCTGCGGTTGGCCGTCAACGTGATCGCTCGGGTGGTGCAGCTCCTCGACAAGATGAAGCCCCTCGTCAAGGCTGTTGCTACCGCCTTCGCAGTGCTCTTCGTGGTGAAGCGCTTCGAGGCATTCAACTCCGTGATCCAGCGACTGAACGGACTCACCGGGGCCGCTGCCGAGGCCGCTCGGGAGAGCGCTTCGGCACAGCTCAAAGAGGCTGCCGCCACCAACGTCAACACCGCATCGAAGGCTCGGCTCATCCGAGCGCAGCAAGCGGCCAACGCACAGGCGGAGGTCGTAACTGCATCCCTCGCTGCACAGTCACGTGCGGCACAGGCTGGGGCACCGGCATTCCCTGGTCTCGCCAACGCCCCGATCACCCTGACCCCACAGTTCGATGAAGCCACACGCTCGGCCAGCAGGGTCGGCCCGGCGCTGAGCCGTGGCATCACTCGGGCCAAGACAGCCATCACCGACTTCGCTACCGCATTCAAGGCAGAGATCCTCACCGCCATCGCAATCATCGTTGTGACGCTGGCGAACGATCTTGCGGTCAGTGTACGAGAGACCGGCAAGAAGATCGGCCGTGACCAGGTTCGAGACTCCCAGGTCGGCAAGAACGCTCGTGAGGTTACGAAAGCCTTCCAGGACAACCCCAACGACGGTATCGCTGACGCCATCACCAGCATGGACGACAGCTTCAGGCGATTCCAGGAGTCACGCGCCGGGTTGCGGAGTGAGATCGCCGCCCAGCAGGACATCCTCAACTCCAAGGACGGTCTAGCTGGACTCGGCAGGAAGTTCGCTGGTGGCGTTGACACTGTTGGCCTGGCGATCGGCGACGCCCTGGGGGTCCCCGGGGTCGAGAACGGGTCCTTCGACGGCTGGATCCGTGAGATGACGGTGGCCGCTGGCAAGAAGGAAGAGCTGAACGCACAGAACCGGGAACTGACGGAGTCCTTCGTCGCCGAGACCCGAGGCTGGGGCACACTGTCCACTGCCATCAAGGCGACCGGCAACGACATCGAGAAGTTGGGCGCCAAGCGAGTTAGTCCGGAGAACGCCGAAGCGAACATCGAGGCCGTCCGCCAGCGCCTGGTACAGAGCAAGCGGGCAGCCAACGCTCTCACCGGCAAGGACACCACACCAGACGAACTGGCCGCCATCAGTAAGCAGGCAGCGATCCTCGGGCAGTACGACCTACCCACCCTGGAGGCCGCCCTGGAGGCCGCTGGGCTGGACCTGGCAACCGTCGACATTAACTCCAAGGAGTTCACCGACGCCATTCAGCAGGCCGCCGCAGCGTCCATCCAGGCCGCCGCAGCATCTGTCGGTCTCGGTAGCTCGATGGGCGTCATCGCCAAGGCATACGACGATGCCAAGAAAGCTGCCGAGTCGTATATCTCGATCGCCTACGCTCAGCAGAACTCGTGGATCTCCGGACAGGTGGCTGCAGACAACTTTGACCAGGCACTGGCGGGGCTGCAGTACAGCACGGACTTCACTGCGTCGAATATGGAGAACATCTCCCAGTCACTGCAGGCGCAGGTTGGTAAGGCGTATGAGGCGGCCACAGCACATGCGATCTTGTCCGGATCCACCGATGTCTCCGGTGATGCAGCGAAGGCAGCAGCGGCCAAGGAGGCCGAGCTGCGTGACAAGCTCATCGCTACCGAGGTTGCTGCCGGGAAGACCGCTGAGCAGGCGCGTATCCTCGCTGATGGACTCCTCGGCATCCCTGGCACCGTCACCGTCAGCATCCTGATCGAGGTCCAGGACGGTGAACTGGCCGCCGCCGAGAAGCGCCTCGCCGACCTTCAGGCCGGGAACAGCCTGTTCAAGGGGGTCTTGCTGCCTGGAGCGAAGGCCAACGTCGACCGTGAGCGTGATGAGAGCCAGGCCCTGAAGTTCTATCGAGGAATCCTTCAGCGGGACTCCGAGGCCGCTCAGCGGGCGGCAGAGGAGCAGCTCAACTCGACCGCCACACAGCAGGCAGCGGAGCAGGCCCGGGAGGACGCCAAGCGTGCCGCCGAAGAGGCTGAGCGTGAGGCCAAGCGTGCCGCAGAGGAGGCCAAGCGCCTGGCTGAAGAGGCCGCACGTGAGGCTGAGCGGGCTGCCGAGGAGGCGCGTCGCAAGCAGGAGGCCGAGTTGGCGGCATTCCTCCAGATGGTGCAGGGGATCCGGAACGCCTCGGAGCAGATGACCACCTCGTTCGAGAAGCTGATCGACACCTTCCGGGACAAGCGTCGAGAGCTGATCGGCGACATCACGAAGCGGGTCGAGTTCGGGCAGACCACCTCGGTGGCCCGCCTGATCAGGAACGCCGACCAGCGCAACGCCACCCTGGCCGAGTCCCAGAAGGGACTCGCTGACCTGCGCAAGCGGGGCCTCTCCGAGGACGCCATCCAGTCGATCGGACTCACCGGCAAGTCAGAGGACGCCAGGGCCATCAGGCGGCTCCTGAAGGCGTCTCCGGAGGAGCTGAAGGCACTCAGCTCCTCGGTCGGCAAGCTCGGCGAGACGGCCACACAGGCGGCCTACAGGGAACAGGGGCAGATCATCGGTCGCGAGATCCGTGACGTGCTCGAAGCCTGGACCGAGACGCCGGGCGTCAGGAACCCGAACGTGAGCGTCACCGAGATCCTGAACCTGATCAGGGATGCACGTGGCGACAGCGAGGTTGCGGCCACTCGGATCTCCACACGGCTCGGCGGAACAGTCAAGCGCTGACCCGTAGACTGGACCCATGCCTGCGTACGGATACCTGCAGTGGGGTGACTGCGGCACCATCATCAATCCCCAGATGACGGTGGACTACCTGACCGGCTCGGCGGCGTCCCTGGCGGTGGAGTACCCGCTGGAGGTCACCCTGCTGGATGCCGTACCCTGTGCAGCGGCCTACACCCCGGCCACGTCCGGCTCCGGGTACCAGGCCCCACACCTCGATCCTGCGCCCTGGTACGACCCCTCGCTGGGTGACGACCCCCTGACCAACCCCTCGGCGCAGTTCCTGGGCGTCATCATCTCCTCCGTGGAGGGCCTGGACAGCACCGTAGAGCGCAGCATGGAGACCCGGGCGGTAGGTGTGGGCGGAGGCGCCTTCGGCCCGCAGAGGGCGCTACAGCGTGAGCTGAGGTTCACAGGGACCCTCTACGCCTCGACGTGTCGTGGCATGGAGTACGGAATGACCTGGCTGACCCACACGATGCAGTCCCAGGGCTGTAGCACCGAGGGCCTGGCGACTCTGGAGCTGTGGACCGGCTGCCCGGACGGCGGCACGAACGACATCGAGCTGCAGGACAGCAGGCTCCAGTTCCGAGACACCTCTCTCATGAGCGGCCCCAAGTACACCGACGGCCCGTGGGAGACCAGGGCCTGCTTCCTTCGCCAGGTCGAGTGGACGATCGGGTCCGAGTCCCCGTACCGCTACAAGTGCCCCTACGACAAGGTCGCCGTCTCCGCCCTCAGCGTGGCCCCATCTGGCGACATCCCCATCTGCAACTGGCTGTCGGACTCCACCCGTGTGGCCGTTCGTGGGTACCCGTCGTCACGGATGGGTGAGGACGTCCTGAACGTCGAACTGACGGCGGGTAATCGGCCCTTGAACTGTGACATCAGTGCCTGGGTCAGCCCGTTCGTGGACGCCGACTGTCGCAGCTTCAGCACCCCCCAACTGCGAGCAGAGACCGTCGATGAGGTCGTGAACTACTCGTGGGTGTACGAGGTCGGTCCAGACGGTTCCTGGACCAGGTACGACATGGCGGACGACGGCAGTTATCGAGGGCTTCCCAGCTACGGTACCGGGATCATGCTCGGCACGACCGAGGGACCCGATGACGAAGAGACCTTCAGGGACATCAAGATCATCGCCACCGATGTCTCACCGGCCACCTACTCGTCTCGGCAGGTGAACGGCCTGCTCTACGCAGCGTCGTTCCGCAACTGCGCCATCATCGGTGCCGACCTGGACGTCAGCTACGTGGTCGACCCGACCACATCGTCGGGCAATCTGCGGCACACCCGTCATCGGGCGATCCGACTCAGCAACTTCACCGGCACCGCTCACATCGAGGGGGTGCGGATTCACGGCAGCACCTTGTACGAGGGCATCGATGCCGGATCCAAGTACCCCAGCGCTCAGCTCCACCTCCGTGACGTCCTGATCGAGGACGTGCAGATCTCCGGAGCCGACGGCGGCAACGCCGTACTCGTCAACGACGGCCTCTACAGCTTCGAGACCGACGGAGTGACCGTGCTGCGCACTCGCAAGAACGGCATCGTGCTCCGACCGACCGACGTCGCTGAGGGTGGCACCGGCATCATGCAGGAGGCCACGGTACGGCGGTTCAATGCGACGTCGAACGTAGCGTCGGGTGCGTCGCGTACGATGCTCTACTTCGGCAACCAGACGGCAGGCGACCGGAGGACACAGGTTCGGCTGGTCGACTGCTGGAGCGGCTACGACGGGGGCGACAACGCCATCGTGGTAGCGGCAGCCTCGACCGGCGACATCCCTTGGACAGCCGGGGTGGACGACTACTTCCGAGACTACGCCGAATGGCTCTCTGGATCAGGTGCCGCAGTGTACGGCAGGTTCTACCGAGAGGACCCCACCGCTGACTTCGTGACTGCGGGGATGGTCGGTGCGGGGCGCTCTGACTTCGACGGTGCTTTCGGCGAAGCCTGCGCCAACTTCATGGTCCGTGATCTGCCGATCGGGTACCGGCTCGTGATTGACTCCGCCAAGGAGTTGATCAGCGTCTACGACCGAGCGGGCGTGTTGCGTGACGGGTCCCCGTACGTGGCGACCACCATCGCCACCGGATACCAGTGGCTGATCTTCGACCGGAACCCGATGTGTCTACTCATCAATCAGAGGCACGCCTTCGACGGTGACGGCGCCACCGTGCACGTCACGCAGACTCACAGGGATCTCTGATGCCTCAGTTCGAGACACCTCCGCATCGTCCAGATAGGTCTACGTTCTGGCGAGAGTCGATCTACTACGCCCGCGTCGACGAGCTGCCCGCCAAGCCGGACTCGGCGACGACGATGGCCGCTGCGGCATCCACACAACTGACAGGGTCTCCGGCGGGAGGCGGGCCGCCTCTCGGCACCTCCCACATCCGGGTTCACGCCGCCAGCCAGGAGGAGTGGGACGGCGGGTACGCCACGTACTACTTCTCCGACACGCTCCCGGCCGGAACACGGGCCGCCGACTGGTACACGACGTGGGATGAGAGCCTGGCGTACTTCGGCGGCGACATCAATTTCGTGCAGGGGCGTGACCACGTCTACTTCCCGGATCTCCGCCAGGAGGGGGCTGTCAAGCAGATCGACCCGTTCCTCGGCACCCTCTTTGGGAACTATCTCCAGTACGTCCCCGTCAACTTCGGCGACCGTCACGCCGTGTGTTGGTGTGAGGAGGACAGAGAGCTGTTCGAGTGCATCGGCTACTCCGGTCTCGGACCGCAGAGCCAGCGTGGAGCTACCTACAGCTTGGACAGCTACGACCTTCCGGTCGGGGCGAACGGGACAACACCCGTATCGACCATCGTCATCGGGATTCCAGCAGCCCCGTTCATGTTCACCTACCAGGACCTTCTTGACTGCGGGTCCACAGGCGATCTGGGGCACATGCTCGGGTTCAGCCTGACGAACTACAAGACTGGATCTCAGTGGCCTGCCCGTAACGGTGACGGACTTCTGGCCTCCGGTCCTGTCGGCGGCGAGGTCATCCGGCTCCCGGCCGACTACGACCTAGCAGCGCTGCCGAATGACCAGTCGCGTGCCATTGCCCGCACGCTGATGAAGTACGGGGCGATGCTGTACGACACGGGCGGCATACCCTCGTTCCTGTCACCGAACGATCCGCAGTGGCCGCTGTCGTTCACGAACTCAGTGGGCGACATCTTCCAGCTCACCGATTTCGAGACGGTCGACATCTCATCGATCTCCGGGGCGCCCAACTCCATCCAGATCGTCGGCGCCACCCCACCGCCAGTCCCACCCACTGCCGCCGCTAGTTGGACTGCGGACGACAGCCTCACCGTCGCAGTCAGCGCTTCGGCAAGTACCGCTGGTGACGCTGCGATCACCAGCTACTCGTGGGATTGGGGCGACGGCAGTGCGGATAGCACAGGCGTCACCTCCAGCCACACGTATGCGGCTGCGGGCACCTACACCGTGACCCTGACGGTCACCGATGCTGATGACCTCACCGATGCAGTTGTCATCGCCGTCGAGACGCCTGCCTTCGTCATCCCCGTCATCCCTGACTGCCCCGAGTATCCGGAGGGGGTCGGTGAACCAGTTGCGGTCACCACGTACGAGCCGGGCGTCGTTGGTGCCGCTCTCGGCGACGTGTCGACACTGTTCACGACCGGTTGGGTAGAGAACTCCGGGCTGGACGACTCTGTCGTCCCTGGCCGTCTGTGTGCAGTGCCGATCACGTTGCCGACCGATGCCGCCGAAGTGGTCGTGTCCGGGTCGGCGCGATTCACGTTGACCGACATCTCTGGCTCATTCGGATCGAGCAACAGCGTGTCGGTGGCACTGTTCCGTGGCCCCATCGGGACCCCCACCCCAGAGGCACTTGCGTTCGACTTCTACCCGGCTAGCTCGTTCGTCGAGGGCGTCCCCAAGATCCTTTCGTTCACCGTCCCTGTGACGGGTTCGTTCGACGACTTGAATGTGGCGTTCACCGTGCCGTCGAACGAGGACGGCGCCCAGGGGGCATGGCTGGTCGACGACGCTGTCGTCACTGTCAACGTCTGCGTCGAAGCGCCGGATCCGTGCATCGGACTGGTGCAGGTGGAGGCAACGCTCGCTGACAGCAGCCGGTCGTTCACTATCACCGAGGGCGAGATCGTGGTGCCGATCGTCTCACAAGGCTTGATGGGCGCCGGATCGATCTACAACCCAGCCGGGTCCGGACTTCTGCTCGACGGTGCGCTCTACGGATCGGTCCCCGTCCTACCAGGCGACTCGGTCATCAACTTCGTCGTATCGTTCGGGTACGTCGCCGTTGGCGAGGCCGTCCACTTCGCTGTCACCACAACTCCCCCTGCTGCAGCCGTCGACTGCCCCGACGGGCCGACGACCGGCTCGGCTGCTGCGTATCTCATCGGCATGAACGGTAGCGACGGGACTCTCCTCGGCATGTCGAACCCGCCGGTCGTAGTGGGGGCCGCCCGACCACTAGCGTTCGACGAGACGATTCTCGGCACGTACGACGAGGTGATCGTCATGGTCGCTGCGCCCGGCGCTTGCACCACAGGGCCGTCCTGATGGTTCGGAGTCGATAGATGGCAACTCTCCAGAAGATCAAGCTGATCGGCGTAGAGCGCAACGACCTACCGTTCGGTGCCGGTATCACCGGCCGGACCGACATCAACACGTTCAGCGCCGAGTACGCCTCACCACAGTGGGGCAATGCCGGGCAGACCGAGGCCGTTCCACACGCCCGTATCGGTGGCAACACGGCTTCGTTCGGCTTCCATCCCGACGTCCGGTATGTCGCCCTGCACGACTTCGCCGGGAGCACGGCGACGCTCGGCCCCGACCCGGCCAAGGCGTTCCTCGGCGCCCCTTCCGGACCGTTCACGACGTGGTCCGCCCGCTACTACTTCAACTTCAACGGGATGCCCCTGGGAGATACCTTCTTCGGTCTCTTCCCGGAGTTCGTATCGACCCTCGCCATCATGAACGGGGGCACGAAGCTCGACCCACTCGTCTGCCTGGACAACAAGTTCCCGCGCACCAACTACGGCAAGCTGCTGATCCCGGGCCGCACCGGGTACACGTCGACCGACCGCTCGAACCAGTGGGTACGTGTCGAGGTGCAGTTCAACGACGCCTTCGACCCGAACATGGTCGTCAGGTTGTATCAGGCGGACGACCTGTCCCCGTTCCAGACCTGGACCTACAACGTCCCCTGGTCCGCTGCGACCGGTTTGGCACTCACCTCTGGCGACAACGGCCAAGTGACGACCGGCTTCCCAGGACCGGTGTCGATCGCCTACCTGGAGTTCTGCAACACCTACAACCTCGACGACCAGTTTCCTGGTGACGGCACCGCTGTAGCGACCGCCCTCGGCCAGAATCCGGACGGTGCGGGTACCCCGGAAACGGAGGTGATCGACTACACGTACCCCGCCGATCAGGCGGTTCGGTTCGCACCGGTCACCCTCACGCACACACCTATCTCCGCTGGATTCCAGTACGCCAACGATCCGGTACGGACCGCCGACGTCTACATCCCTGGCGGACCGGCGCCGGAGGGTGGGTTCCCGGTCATCTTCTGGACGCATGGCGGCTACTTCGTTGGCGGCAGCAGACTCGACATCCCACTGCAGTGGCGGAACGCCCTGCTCAACGCCGGGTACGCCGTCATCAGTGTCGACTATGTCAACTCGACACTCACGAACAACTCCTACGGGAACTACGGCGACCCGAACGGGCTACTCCCCGGCCCCGCATGGGGCCGGTACCCGAGCTGGTTCGTTGACGTCAAGTTGTGTGCCGCCCGGTTCCCCGCCAAGGCGGCCTCCGAGGGCTGGGACATCAACCTCGACAGCTTCTTCACCAGCGGGCACTCCGCTGGCGGCTTCATCGCTGCGGCGGCAGCGGCCTCCGAGGGTGTCACGGACGACGGCGGTGGGCGAGACCTGACGATCGCTGGCAACCCGGACTACGCCGACGGCTACACCGGCCCCGATCCGACATTCAGCGGCTCCATCATCTACTCCGGCGTGCTCGATATGCAGGCCGCCGCTGACTACGACCTGAATGATCCAGGTCTCCCCCCGTTCGGTCTTCCGATTCTCGGATGGGCAACCGATCGCGGTGCGGTGGCGATGACGACCCGCCCCTTCATCGGTGTACCGGCGACCAGAGTGGCCGACCCAGACCTGTCGTTCACGTCGGTGCCCGAGATCGTCAACGCCAGAAGCGCCATCGGAGAAGTCCCACCGGTCCTGGCGTTCTGGGGGACGGGCGATCAGCTCATCAACAAGTGGTCCCACGACCCGCAGATGGCGGCGGCGATGTCCGCCGCTGGGTCCACGTACATCTCGGATGACGTGTCGACGATCCACGACTGGATCAATGAAGAGTTCAAGCTCGCACCCATGTTGGAGTTCCTCGAATCCAACACCTACGTCCCCGTCATCCCACCCTTCGAGTGGGAGTTCTCCGACGCTGAATGGTGGGCGTGTCGAGAGCCGGTCGTCTCCCCTGAGCCGTACCCGTCTCCGCCCACCGTCAGCGACAGCACGGTCCCGGCGCAGCCCCGACTCGACATCGGGCACTACCAGGTCGGCGTGTACTCACGAGGCGGTGAGCATCGCCTCACGATGCTGCCTCGGGTCAGCGCCCTGAACTTCAAGAGGACCCTCGACGACACGTCGTCAGCGTCGGTCACGTGCGTCTCCGAGGAGTGGGCCGATCTGATCCACCCGTGGCAGCACGAGATCCACATCTTCCGGAACAACCGGCTCGCCTGGTGCGGCCCGGTCCGTGACAAGGAGTACGACCCCGAGACCGGCACGATCGTGCTCGACTGTCGAGACCTGTTCGCCTGGATGGACTTCCGGAGGGCGCACAACGAGATCGATCTCCTGGAGACCGACGTCGCCGACGTGTTCGTCGCCCTGATGGAGTCGGCCCTGTCGGCGGACCCGTCGCCCAACATCCTGATCGACAAGACGGCCGTCGGCTCGACGATCGACTTCTACTACGACCCAGAGATCCCGAAGATCGTCGCCGAGGACCTGCGTCAGATGGCCGAGTCCGGGGTCGACTACACGACGTACCTGCGCACCGTCATCGTCCGTGGTGAGTACCTGGACAAGGCCCCGATCGGCACCATGCTGCGTGCGCACCTGGCGAAGATGCCGCTGGTCAAGGAGTCGGGTGAGATGGCGACGCAGCTCCTCCTCACCGGAGCTGGGGGTGACCTGCACTCGCACCCCGACGTGGCGCTGACCCCGGCGCAGTGGGACCTGCACCCGTACGGCCTCCTGGAGCAGATCTACGACGGCGACAAGCTCTTCGACTCGGACGACGTCTCGGCGATCGAGAAGGCGGCCAAGTCTCGATACGAGCTGATGAAGGAGCCTCGTCTCTTCCTGAGTGAGATGCAGCTCAACGCCTCGGCACCGGTCGAGATGGAGGACCTGATCCCGGGCCGCCGGATCGACGTGAAGATGGATGTCGGGGCCATCCCGCTCATCTCGATGTACCGTCTGCAGACGCTCTCGGTCGATGTCGACGGCACGTCCGAGACGATCAAGTTGGAGGTCACCTCACTCGGTGACTACGACAAGGACACGCCGATATGAGACAGGGTGACCCCGACTCCGAGGTCAACTTCTTCCGACAGATCGAGGACCGGATGCGCAAGCTGGAGGCTCGCTCGGTCGAGCAGCCGCGCACCTCGGTCAAGGAGCTGCGGCTCCGTGGCCAGAAGCGTCTCTCCTCGATGATGGTCATCGGCGACAGCATCAGCCAGTTCGACCGCTGCAACCAGTTCGTGCCCTCACTGGGCTGGGTGAAGCAGGACAACTCCACGCAGTACCGGTGGCAGGACCGAGTGTCGGACTCCCTGGCCGGGACCAGTGGTCTGACCCGCATCGCACCGACACAGATCGGTCCGTTCAGCGACACCTCGCTGGTAGGGACGCCGAAGATGGAGGTCATCGGTACCGGGCCATTCGTGCACTGGGACTACTCCATCCCGGGAGCTTGGTCCACCTGGTGGCTGGAGCAGGCACTGCCCAAGTACGCCCCACCGGCTGAGCCGGTCGACCTACTGTGCGTGCTCCTCGGTGCCAACGACTACTACGTCGGCACCGACCCGGAGGCGTATCAGCATGCCATCGCCACGATCCTCAACGAGTACCCGCACAACTACGCTTGTGTGACCGTCCCGTGGCAGAACGGAATCGTCAATCCAGAGACTGCAGCATTCCCGTGGTCCGAGTACGTCACGGCACTGGAGAGCCTCTCCAGTGCGAAGGTCGTCGTGGTTGAGCCTGTCGCAGGGGTGCCGGACGCATCCCTGGCCGCCGACCTGCTCCACCCGACCCAGGACGGCCACAACCTCATCGCCAGCTCGGTGCTGACAGCAGTTTCGACACTCGACAAGGCTCCGGCGGCTCAGGTGTCGATCACAGCGTCACGTATGGGTGCCGTGGTGGATGGCGGAATCGTGATCGGGAATTGGCGTATCAGCGTCAACGAGGCTGGACAGTTGGTCGGCACCAACATCCTCACGAACCAGTCCACCGTCCTAGCCTCCTGACCCCCTCTCCTAGACTCGTCACATGGCATCACCCTGTCTCGGTTGCGGCACCACCACGGATGCGAACGGTGACCTGACCATCCTCGGTGCCCGGTCCTCTGCCTGGAAGACCCGCTACGGACCCGACATCGACGCATCCAACGGCCTCCGCTGTGATCCCGCCACCGGCAAGCTGTGGGTCGCCCCGCCGAACAAGATCAACACCTGGACGATCGGCCCCGGTACGTGGGACTCCGACATCGTCGACACTTCGAGTTTCGAGGCACGTTCCGTGTGGGTCGGCGAGGCCCGTGCAATCGGACGTGTTCCGGCCGGGGGCGAGCCTACGGGTCCGTCAGCCACCATCACACCGTCGCGTCGAGATCCGGACGTCTGGTCGACCCGACAGTACGTCTCCACTGGCTCGACGCTCAACTGGACGAACAGCACTGCCGAAGAGCAGTTGATCACTGTCACCACGACAGCACGACTGGGTGCGGGGACCCTGTACGCAGGTGGGATTCTCGTCCCCGCCCGAGGCATGGCAGGGATCGAGACCCGGGTCAACATCAACAACGCCGGATTCGTGTACCGCACGATCGAGCATGGGGTGTACCACGGCAGCACGTTGGATGAGACACTGCAGAACCATCTCCCGTTCTACTCCACCTTCTCGAACTGCAGCCGCACCGACATCTTCACGGTGGAGGCGGGGCAGACCCTGCAGGTCGTCATGAAGCCCTACTTCCGTAGCCAGTTCGGCGACACGGGCGCCATGATCTTCATGTTCGATCGCAGCCCGCTCATCACGGTCCGTGCTGAGTCCCTGTTCCGCCACGCCGACAATCTGGATGCCGCATGAGTTGCCAGGACTGCTCCGACACCTGTGGGTGCGCCGTTGGCGCCGGGGACGGCTCCATCGCCGTGACCGGCAACGGCTCTGCCGCCACCCCGTACGCCGTGCGCACTCGACTCTCGGGCCAGCCCGACAACGCCCTGTCGATCCTGGGAGACGGCCTCTACATCTCCAGCGTGACCGCCATGGCGTCCGGCGGTACCATCGTCTGCACGTCGAGCACCCGCCCTGCTGGCAGTGACGGCCGACGGATCTTCGAGACCGACACCGACCGCACGCTCGTCTACAACAACAGCGCTTGGCGTGGTGAGCGGGCCTTCTCACAGCCGCCGAACCAGTTCCGAGGACTGTACTTCGACAGCCCCGGTGACGCCGCCACGGTGCCGACCGTCATCGACACGGCGGCCAGCTTGCTGACCGCCCCCTACCCACTCCGCATGGTGGTCCGAGCCAATGGCTTCGGAGGCTACCCGGCGGCCAATCGACAGGGCGCTCTGCTAGAGCTGCTGGACAGTGCCGGTGCCGACCTCAGCCCCGAGTGGGGCGCCAAGTGTCGGGTGGACGCCGAGGCGTTCGAGTACGGTGCATTCGCCATGATCGGCTACAAGGACTACGCCGCTGGGGCGGTCTGCGGGTTCAAGCTCCAGTACACCGCCACTGCCGGTGACGAGAGGCTCTGGCTCAGGGGCGGCTACGAGATCGAGTTCATCCCGACCTGACGCTGGGGCGTACGCTGTTGTCATGGACAGCATCACCACCTTCGTCAACGAGAACCTCTACACGATCGCCTTCTTCCTCCCGATCGTGATCGGCCTGGTCGTGAAGGCTTCCCTGCCCAAGGGCGCCAAGTCCGTGGTCATGATCCTGCTGACCGGAGTCACGGCGCTCCTGGCAGAGATCGGCTCGACGGCGACCGGCCTACTGACTCCCGATCTCTTCGAGGCGTGGGTCAAGACCATGATCGTCACCATCGCCAGCTACTACGGCATCTACCAGAACATCGGCAGCCTCGGCAACCTGGCGCCGTCGAAGGGCATCGGCCCCTCCGCCTGATCAGAAGACCGGCCGGTCATCCCGGTCGGTCGTCCAGGTCCCGGTGTAGACCTTGTCCCGGTAGTACGCCGCCCCGTCCACGATCGGGATGTGCTCCCAGCGGGGCATGACGCTCGGGTCGTCTGGGCTGTAGGTCACCATGGCCAGGCCCTGGTGCCAGTTCTGCGCCTTGTCGACGGACCGGCGCGTCCTCGGGTCGGTACCGCTGGAGACGCCCGGCACCTGGCCGTCTGTGCGCACCAGACAGCCCGGAGAGCCGACCCAGGACTCGATGGGGCCGTCGTACCCCTGGTGCCTGAAGTGCTGGTAGTTGACCCTGTGGGTGTGTCCGTGGACCACGCAGCGGGCACGGCCCTCGTCGGCGTGGATCCCGGTCTCCTTGACCTTGGCGCCGTGCACGGCCCGCAGGCGTGGTCCGTAGTCGACGTACCCGGCCGGGTAGCCGGTGACGTAGTTGACGTCCAACTCGTCCAGGGAGAGCAGGAACGGCACCGTCATGGTCGGCCAGGACCCGTGGGGGTCCTTGGCCCGCTTGATCCCGTACGACTGCCTGGCGTTCGTGAGCGCCCAGGTGGACATACGCAGGTCGTGGTTCCCCTCGATGTAGTCGACAGGCGATACGCCACGGAGCGCCGCCAGGAAGGCGTGCATGTCCTCCAGTCCGGCGTTGAAGCCCTCGGCTGCTGACGCCTCCTGCATGTACTTGCCGAACTGCGGCAGGTCCATGCCGTCACCGACCATGCAGATGTGATCGGGCCGCTCTTCCCGGGCCAGGAACACCGTGGTGGCCATGGCGCCCAGGTCATGGAACGGGTCCAGGTCCCAGGACCTGGTACCGGTCGAGACCATGCGGTAGTGAACCTGAGTGTCCGGCACGACCAGAAGCCGCTCCAGACCGTCCGTACGGCCCCGTGAGAGCCGCTGGCCGCCGTAGGTGACACGTACCCTGCGGGGGCTGGGCGGCTCCCAGGCGGGTCCCTCGGCCCACTGAGGGGACACCAGGAGTGACGTGGCGTGCAGATCGATGACCTGCGCCTCGCCGTCGTCATTCTTGATCATGGACTGGTAGTCCGAGAGGCGGACCGACTCGACCTTCCCGATCTCGTCCAGGGTCAGTCCCGACCGGTCCAACAGCGCCTGCAGCGCTTCCTTGGGGTCCCGACTGGCACGTTCGGACAGGCTCACATCGTCTCCTGGTACTCGGGCTGCTTCGGCCACCAGACACGGAGCACTTCGTTGGTCAGGGTGGTCGGCGCACCATCCACCCGCAGCTCTCTGGCGAGGCTGGCGAATGAACACTGTGCCCGAGGGAGGCGCAGCGCCTCGACGAGTTCGGACCGGTACTGATCGGGGTCGGGCCTAGAAGCGATGAAGAGGTCGACGATCGCCGACCCCTTCACCGCTCCGGCACGCTCAGCGAGCGTAGCCATGGCTTGTCACTGCTCCCAGAAGGGCTTCTCCGGGGCGCTGGCGCCCGGCAGGACCGGTGCCGCCGCTGCACCCGGCAGGGTCGGCACGGGGGCGCTGGGGGCCGCTGAGGGGCTGCTGGGTGCGCCGCTGCGCTTGTCGGTGACCTTCACCGCCGAGGTGTTGGTCTCCTCCAGCTTCGGGCACTCCAGGAGCGTGAAGTTCGACACGCTCAGGTTGTCGTAGCCGTTGTTCCGGTAGTTCTTGAAGTAGCCCTTCATCGTCGCCTGCTGCATGCGGGCGGCGACCACGGCCGGGTCCTCCGTGCGGAACGCCGTCAGGAGCTTCACGAACTCCTTCAGGCCGATCGGCGAGCCGGTGAACCAGGAGATGAAGGAGCTGTACTTCACCCCGCCCAGCTCCACGATGGCCGGGACGCTGACTGAGACGTCGTACGGGCGGCTGCCCGGCTTGTCGGCGGCACGATCCTGGAGCCGGACCGAGCCGCGGCCCAGGCGCACGGTGTACTCCTTCGGCAGACCCATCTCGTCGATGGGCCACGCCTCCAGGTTCCCCTGCCGCTCGCGGTCCGGGTACTCCTTCTGGACCGCATCGATGTCCTCGGTGAAGTCAGCGAGGTTGAAGCTGTAGTTGCTCATGTTGTGGTTGTTCTCCTTCAGTCGAACAGGTGCTGGATGGTATCCAGGATGGTGGGCAAGGTGGGTGATGGTATCGCCGGACCGTAGGTCTCTGTCAAGATCCCGGTGCGATCTTTCGCCTCGAACTCAGCCGTGGGCTGGATCAGGAGCATGCGATCGGTACTGCCGTCGGCGGACGGCTGAGTGTACAGGTACCCGACCAGGTCCACGAAGGCGGGCAGGCTCAGCTCCAGGGACCCCTTCACGAAGGGCCGGAACACGTTGTCACGCTTGTGCGTCAGGCACAGGAAGATGACGGCCTTCAGGGGCTTGGTCGGGTGGAAGGTCATGTCCCGCAGCTTGCGGATGAAGTCCTCCATCGAGCGCAGGATCTGACCCCACTGCTGCTGGGTCGGCTGCTCGACGCCCGACACGTTGTCCACCAGGCGCTTCTGGATCTCCGTGAGGCTGTCCAGCACGACCGAGTTGAACGGGTGCTGGCCGGACTGCAGGACCTTGTAGGCGGCCGCCACGGTGCTCCACTCGACGGTGGAGACGATGCAGTAATCCCAGTCGCCCGCCTCGGGCACCGGCTCGGTGTTGGGGTCCCAGCGGATCTTGCGGCCCCGGATGAAGCGGAAGCCGCCCTCGGCGTCGAGCACGAGCACCGGCCCTGGGGCGGTGGCGGCGAAGGTCGACTTGCCGACCCCCGGCTCCCCGTGGATCACGGCGCACAGGTTCGCCTCGTCGGTGATGACCTCGGTCATGTGGTGGTCTCCTCGTTGTCGGGGTTGTCGTAGCGTTCGAGCGGGTTCCACTGGACGTACATGACGTCGATCAGGGACTCACTGTCGGTGCGGGGGTCGTCCATGTGGGGGCAGACAGCGTAGAACGGGCACCGCCAGGTGCAGTCGTTGCTCGGCGTCGGGTACGCCACCTCCTGGTGGTCGGCACCGGCATCGAGGGCGGCCTGCAGCTCCAGCAGGACGGTGATCTCCCCGTGCAGCCGGTGCCAGAACACGGTGAGCTGCTTGTCGCTCCAGGCGATGTCGGAGCGAAGGTAGAAGGGCGGCTTGGCCGTGGCGCTCCGCTTCACCTTGCGCAGCATGTTCCAGATGGAACCCTGGATCGGGCGGTCCGGGTTGTTGCGGCGCTGGATCACGGCGTAGTGCCGGGACTGCTCGTTCATCGGCAGCAGGGAGATGACCGAGTCGAAGCCCTGCACCGTGTTGTGGGTGACCTTGTAGTCGTCGGTGATGTAGTGGTGGCCGGGGGACACCTCGATGCACTGCGTCTCGGCAACGCCGTCAGGCTCGACGGCGACGATCACGTGCCGCAGCTCCCTACGCTCGAAGCCCAGGTACCGCTCGACCTTCATGCTCAGTCGGAACGGCGGACCCAGTTCGTCTGGGATTCGGATCGACACGTGCCAAGTGGGGTTACCGGCAACGTTCTCGAACTCGGATGTCGTAGCGGTTCCGCCGAGCGAGCGCACCAGGTCCTCGATGCCCGAGCGCAGCTCGGGGGTCACAGTGATGAAGCGCACACGTCCGTGCGTGTCACAGTGTCCATCCGAGTCGAGGAGGCCGCGCAGCAACTCCATGCGCTGTTCGATGGATCCCTGCAGGTACTGCTCGGGGATGTGCTTGCACTTGCTGCCGATCAAGTCGAGTGCCGAGAGGAGCCACCGAGTCTTGCGGAGGTGCAGCTTCTGCGGATCCTTGTACCCGGTCGAGACTGGGGTGCCCGCATCGACCAGGTGCTGGACCATCTCCGGCTGATCAGCCTCTCCACACGTGACCGTGGTTCCGTGGTTCGACCCGTCACCCAGCCAGACTCCCAGCACGTAGGGCGGCAGCAGCAGGTCGGTACGCTCGGGGAACTCGATGATCGGCACTGGTGTTGAGTAGCGGTACCGCTTACCTGTGGCGAGCCGTTCGAGGATCTCTACCGTCGTCTTCGGAGCGGTCTCCCCGGAGATCACGTCGGTGACCGTCCAGAGGTGTCCCGCCCCGGCACGTGCCGATGAGCCGTCCTTGAACTTGACCCGGTAGACCGGCTGCTCGCCCTTCGGGAAGACCCCGGTCACGAGACCGTTGCCGCCCTCTGGGGTGCTGACGATCTCGCCAACCTTCAGGTCACCGTTACTCTTCCACCCAAACGGCGTGAGCACCTTCGAGTCGAGCGGCTGGTCCTTGTGGTCGAGGGTGTACAGGATCCCGTCACGCTCGGCCACCAGGTCGAGCTTGCCCAGCAGCTCCACGCCCATCTCGTCGAAGGGTGCCGGGGCCGGGCAGGTGATCTTGCCCTCGACCGAGGTGATGATCAGGTCCTGGTCGGCGCCGGTCACCGACAGCCACTCGAAGTACCCGTCGATCATGGCGTCCGCCAGGGCGTACTCCTTGGCGTACGTGTCCGCCTCGGGGTCGGTGATGCGGCGCTTGCGGAAGTCCACCAGGACCTTGCTGGCGTCCCGTGCAGGGTCCTTGTAGTACTGCTCCAGGGCATCGTGCACCAGGGTGCCGGTCTGGGCGGCCTTGCCGGACCCGTCGTTGCGGCGCTTGGCCAGGCGCCGGTAGTACCCGAGGTACCACTGGCGGCGGCACTGCTTCAGCGCCTGCAGCTCCGAGTTCGTGACGTACCTCGGCTCAACCATTCGGATGCTCCCTGATCCACAACCGGGCCGTGGAGACGAGTGCCAGGACCTGAAGCTCTGCGTAGGACATCCCGTCCATGGAGTTGGCGAGTGCGACTGGATCCTCACTGGCGAGGATCTCGTCGAGCTTGTCCCGACCCCACTGATGCCGCTGAGCGTTGGTCATCTTCAGGACGTTGGTCACCGGAGCACCCTCAGCAGGGCCTCACGGTCACGGACGACCTCTTCCAGGCCCTCGGCCTTCAGGTCCAGCACCTCGTGCAGCCTCTCTTCCACGGTCCCCTCGGCGATCAGGTCGATGATGGTCACCTTGTCGGCGGTCTGGCCGGGCCGGTGCAGGCGGTCCTGGGACTGCAGGTCGTCGATCAGGCTCCAGGTCCGCTGCACGTACACCTGGGTGGCGGCCCTGGTCAGCGTGATGCCTTCCTTGCCCGCCCCGATGGTCAGGAGCATAATCCGCACGTTGCCCGCCTGGAACATCTGCTCGGCGGTGGCACGCTCGGCGTCGGCCATCTGGCCGTGGAAGGAGACGAACGGCGTGCCCGCCTTCTCCAACCGGTCCTCGGCCAAGTGCAGGAGCTTGCGGTGGGCGAACCACACCACGACCGACTCCTCCTCGGGAATCTCGTCGAGCACCTCGTCCAGCAGGTTGAGCTTGGTCGACGGCTCGGTCGGTGTCGGCGCCCCGCTGATGGGGTCGGCGATCATCGTGGAGTTGGCGAGCTGCAGCAGGCGGCCGACCTGGACCATCGGGTTGAACGCCATCAGGTCGGTGCCGTCCTCCAGGGTGGTGATCAGCTCGTCCCGCATCTCGGCGTACGCCTTGAACTCCTTCGGCGTCAGCTCGCACGTGCGCGTCAGGCGCAGCTTCGGCGGCAGGTCCGGCAGGACCATGGCCTTGGTCCGGCGCAGGATGTACGGGTCCACCAGGGCGTGGAACTCCTCGATGCGATCAGGCTTGATCCCGAGCACCTGGGTGCCGCCCCACGGGTTCGGCACGACGTCCATCCAGCGGTCCAGGAAGGTCGTCTTCGAGGGCCAGGCGACCGGGTCCAGGAGGTGCAGGATCGACCAGATGTCGGTCGCCTCGTTGGCGACCGGCGTGCCGGTCAGTGCCCAGCGGTAGCGGACCGACGGCTGGTGGGCGACCCACCACACGGCCCGGGTCTGCAGGGCTTTGGCGTCCTTCGTGCGGTGCGCCTCGTCCAGCACGACAGCAACCCACGGGATCTCGTTCGCTTCCTTCAGGTGCGTCTCGCACCGGGTCTCGGTGATCTCGCCCGGCAGACCACCACAGGCGTCGCAGCGCTTCAGCCGGATCGAGCCGTACGGGGCGAGCCGGGTGTGCGAGCGCAGGGCCTCGTACCCGATCAGGAGCGTGTTGGCCTCACCCTCGGCGACGGCCTTGAACGCCTTGCGGCGCTTCGCCACACTCCCGGACGCCACGACCGGCACGATGCTCTCGGACCACATGGCGATCTCACGCTGCCAGGTCCAGAGGACCGACTTCGGGCAGACGATCAGGAACGGCCCCTTCTCGGGCATGGCCTCCAGGGCCGACACCACCTGGGCCGTCTTGCCCGCACCCATCTCGTCACCGAGCAGGCCGGTCTCGGCCACCAGGAGCCAGTCGACCCCCAGGCGCTGGTACGGCCGCAGACGCTCGTCTCCCGGGGCGGTGGGCACGTACCCGTCGGCCATCGGGTTGCGGGCGAGAGAAAGCGCCTCGATGCGGCTGGAGGCGATCTGACGGATCGCCTCGGTCACGCTGTCGTCGGCAGTGAGCCGGTCCCCGAACTCGGCGTTCAGGATCGTGGCGGAGGTGAGGCTCAGCGGCACCTGCCAGACCGAGTCTCCTGCGTTCCAGCGTGCGCCCGGCACGCCCTTGATGCGCTCCTTGTCGACGTACCCGGCACGGATGACGATCCGGTCACCTGCGGGGTTCAGTTCCAGCGCTACACCGCTCACTCGGGGTGGATGTCCTTTCGACTGATGCGGCCCTGCTTCAGGGACCACACAGCGAGGTGTCGGAGGGCGTCGTTGGCGTGGCCCTTACCTCGGGCGTACCAACCTAGGTTCCGCAGTGCGGCGTTGTCAACCATGCGCATCACGTCGGCGGGGAGTTGGTACACCGGGGTCGGCCACCCGTTCTCCCGGGCCAGGAACTCCAGCACGCCGATCGTCTGGATGGCGTCGTGCATCCCCTCACGTGACTTGCGGATGGATCCGGCGTTGAGCACGAACCGCTCGATCACGAGCTGCACGTCGATCCGGTCTCCGAACTGCTCGGAGACCCGGTGCTGGAAGACCTTGAACTCGGCCTGGTCCGCCGTCGGCGCCTCCTCGGTCGTATCGAGGACGGCGTAGCCGGTCATGGTGCCCGGGTCGACAGAGAGGACGATCACGGGGACGATCGTAGGTCACGGACCCCCTACACCGTCCCGGGTCTCGGCCTCCTTGACAGCGTGCTCGGCGTACGTGCCCGGGTGCTTCGTCAGCACGTGGTCGGCCAGACGCCTCGGTGTCTCGAACTCCCTCTGGCAGTAGAGGCAGAAGGTCTCGTCGAGGATGCTCACAGCACCTCCCGGTTGGCATCGTAGACGGTGCCGTCCGGGCCGACGAAGTGGGCGCCACGGGGAGCGGGGTCGCCCTCCCACAGCACGATGGCGGGCTGTGGGCCGTAGAGGCGGACGGCGAACTGACCGACCTTGTCGTCCCACGACAGCGGCTGGCTGTCGTTCACCGAAACGCACAGCTCATGCTCTCGGCAGTACCGGATCAGGCGGACGAGGTCGTCGAAGTCGGGGCCGTCGGCCCGCTCGGTGATGAGGTGCAGGTCGACGGTGTCGAACTCGGGCATGAGGCTCACTGCGCTGCCCTCCAGGCGGAGCGGTCGCCCCGGTAGATGATCTCGAAGTTCTGACCGGCGACGTCCAGCTCGCCGTGCTCCAGCACGATGCGGGTGATGTTCATGAAGTCGGTGCCGACCAGGGTGAGCACGTCGCCGTCGAAGACGTTGAGCTTGGTGATGCCCGGCACGCTGGCGGTGTGTGACATCGAGACGACCTCGCCGACCTTGACCGGCCAGGTCTCGGCCTCGGTGTGCCCGTTGTACTTGACCGTGGCCTCGCCGGGGTTGACGATCAGCTCGATCTCGATCGGCTCCGGCTCCGGGAACGTGTGGTCCTGGTCCTCCAGACCGCACGTGGCGCAGCGGAAGCTGCCGTGGGTCGGCTCGAAGATGCAGGTGGTGCTCATCAGAAAGGCTCCTCAGTGGCGGGGGCGGTGGGGGTGGCGATGACCGTGGCCATGATTGCGGCCTGCTCGGCCTCGGCCTCGGCGAACTCATCCTCGAAGTCGAAGGGGTCGAACGCCTCGGTGTGGACGCAGGCGCCGAGCTGGAAGGCGGCGCAACAGACGTCGGGGTCAGCGTCCCAGAGTCGGGGGGTGTCTCGCATCTCCAGCTCTTCGATCAGGTGTGGGTGCATCTGGTCTCCTCCTCGGGGGCCTCTCCCCCTCGGACACCTAATTTAGTCGACCTCTTGCCGCTGCGCAAGTCAGACGCTCAGGTTCCTGCGGTACTCGGCCTCCAGCTCGACGGCGGCGTAGAACCCCATCTCCCGGCGGACCAGGGCGATCATGGCGGACCGGAAGATCGGCCCGTGCCCGTCGGCCTGCACCGTGGCGACGTGCGCCAGCTCGTGCAGGATGGTGGCCAGGGAGCGGCCCCACGGGTTGTTGGGGATGGAGACCAGGCCCTCCGCCCCGTGTCCCAGGGCGAAGCTCGCCGAGCTGGAGCGGGCCTCCACTTCGATCCCGGTGTGGGCGGCCCGGTACTGGTGCTGCCACCAGTCGGACGTGGTGAGGTGCGCAACGTAGTCCCGCACCTCGGCCATCGTGGCGAACCGCCGGGTGACCGGGCCGAGGACGGTGTCCTCAGCCCGGTACACGGCGTCAGGAAGCGAGCGAACCACGGACACCGGACACCCCCTTCGTGCCGATGTCGGCCTTGGCCCCGGCAGCCGACCCCGCAGCGTAGGCGTCGTAGCGGGAGCTGCCCCGGGAGCTGCGGGTGTACCGCGGCTTCCGGTTGTAGAACTCCTGGTACTTGTCGGCCACCACGTCCCGGCGCTCGGCAAGGACCAGGGCGACCGACGAGCTGGCGTCCTCGGCCTCAGCCTCGGCGACGGCGGTGTCGACGGCGCTGGCCAGGTGGGCCTTGATGCGGTTGCCGACCTTGCGGACCCAGCCGTTGGCGAAGCTGGTCCGCCGGGCACGGGTGTCGCCCGAGCTGTAGCCCGAGACCTTGTGCAGCTCACGGTCGAGCTGCAGCTCCAGGCTGGTCATCAACGCCTCGAAGGTGGCCAGGTCGGACACGTGCCCGACGATCGCCAGGCGCTTGCTGCCCTGGGGTCCGCCGTGCGCCCAGAGGACGTGGCAGTCGAGGGCCTCGGCCAGGTGGACGGCCAGGCGCCCCTTCGGGCTGTGGTAGCCCGACAAGTCGATGAAGGCCCGGTCGACCGGGTCGTTGGCGGCCTTGCCTGCAGCGGCGAGGACTGCCTCGTCCACCCGGTACTTGGCCATCAGGTCGGTGGCCTTGTCGAGGAAGGCCGCAGCCTCCTCCTCGAACTCGGAGGACTCGGCCTTGGCCAGCAGTCCACGGATGCGGTCGATGATCTTCTCTTCGGTCACGCTGCCTCCTCTGCCGGGGCCGTTCCCCGACGAGCACCACCTTAGTCGACAACTTGCGACGGCGCAAGTTCATGGAGTACAGTGGTGCTCCACCGACAAGGGAGAGCGCATGGCAGAGCTGCTGGCAGGGAAGATCGAGCCGGGCATGGTGCTGCGGGTCGACGGCCGAGAGGTCACCGTCCTGCGGCGGTACGCCCTGCGGAAGCAGGGCAAGGGCAACCCGGTCGCCCTGGTCGGGTTCGACGTCCAGACCGCCAAGGGCGTGGCGTACGGCCACGTCCCAGACACCTACCGCTTCGAGGTCGTGAGCAAGTGACTTGCGACGGCGCTAGCCGTCGACTAGTATCAGTGGTGAAGCGAGACAGAGGAGCACACGGATGACCAACCCAGCCGCCGAGTACGCCGCAGCGATCGACACGCAGATCGCCGAGCTGGAGACGGCTGCGGCCCGGACCCGCAGCCAGATGAGCCGAGTCGCCGATCACATCATGCGGCTGGCTGGCGCCACGCCCGAGCAGGACCGTCGGGGCAACATCGTCTCCTGGTCCATGAGCTTCGTGGACGCCACGGACGCCCTGCGGATCGACCACCCCTCGCTCGCCGAGTGGGAGGCCCTGAGCGAGACCCTCGACCACCAGGTCGACGGCCTGGTCGAGCTGCGGGCCATCTACGCCGAGCACCAGTGGAGCCGCTTCTTCCTGGTCAACAACTCAAACGGCCACATCCACTCCAGCATGTCCTGCGGGACCTGCTTCCCCACCACCCAGTACCGCTGGGTGACCAGCCTGTCGGGCCAGACCGAGGCCGAGGCCGTCGCCGAGCTGGGCGAGATCCTGTGCTCGGTCTGCTACCCCTCGGCGCCGTCGGCCTGGACCGACGGTGAGTCCCGGGCCACGGTCGAGGCCCGTGCCGCACGTGAGGCCAAGAAGGCCGCCGCCGCAGCGAAGAAGATCGAGAAGGCCCTCGTCCCCGAGGACCCGACCGGTGGCTACACGACGGTCGGCAAGGCCAACGGCGGCTGGCAGGACACGATCACCACCACCCACGCCGCCAAGCAGTGGCTGACCAACTACTTCGAGTGGAAGGGTTACCGGGGCGGTGAGGATCACGTCAGCTACCAGACCATAGATGCCGAGGCCATCGCCGCCCTGCTGGTCGGTCGGCCCGGCGTGAAGGAAGAGACCCCGGAGGCCGTCCTGGCCGCCGCCGAGAAGAGAGCAGCGAAGCGCTCATGAGGCTGCTCGTCGAGCTGCTGCTGTACGACCTGTTGGAGATCGGCGTGCTGCTGTACTACGATCGTCACCATGTCCCGATGGCCCGAACGCCCTGAGCCGAATCAGGTCCCGCTCCGACAGCGAAAGCCCCAAGGCTGAGCTGATCGTTGAGCGGGGCCTGCATCACTTCGGGGTGTGGCCAAGCTGGTATGGCGCCTGGTTTGGGACCAGGAGATCGGACGTTCGAGTCGTCCCACCCCGACCAAGCGGTCGTGGTGTAGCGGTAACACGCTGGACTCTCAATCCGGTATCGAGGGTTCGACCCCCTCCGATCGCACTAGCCACCACCTCGATCAAGCAGGTGTAGCTCAACTGGTAGAGCGGCGGCTTCCAAACCCGTGTCTGCTGGGGGTTCGAGTCCTCCCGCCTGCGCTCAACGATCAGCTCGGCCCCCTCCCCGGGACCTGTAGCTCAGTGGCCAGAGCAGCGAACTCTTAATTCGATGGTCGGGAGTTCGACTCTCCCCAGGTCCACCATTCCCCGGTAGTTCAAGCAGGCGAGAACGTCGGATTGTTACTCCGAATGTTGGAGGTTCGAGTCCTCCCCGGGGAGCTGACACAGCGAGTAGTGTTAAGTCCATGACCGACATGGCTGCGTACATGAGACGGAGGCGAGAGGGTAGACGACAGATGGCACGAGATCGTTTGGGGGGTGTGTGTATCGAGTGTGGCACGTCTGAGCATCTCGACTTCGATCACATCGACCCGACCACTAAGCGTCTCAACGTCTCATCTGCCAAGTGTCTCGACGGTCCGCTGGAGCGACTGCTGACAGAGGTCGACAAGTGCCAGCTCCTCTGCAGGGATCACCACGTAGAGCGCTCGCGACGAGAGGGGCACCTGAGGGGAGGACAGAACAAGATCATCGATCCGCAACACGGCACGTGGGCGATGTATGAGCGTGAGGGATGTAAGTGCAGCGTCTGCCGTACGTGGCGGCGCCAGTACCGTGCCGGTGCCGTGGACGCTCGGGGCAACCCGAGAACTCATTCCAGTGTGGTGTAGAGGCAACACGCCAGGCCCTGGACCTGGAGTCGGGGGTTCGAGACCTCCCGCTGGATCTCAGTCCTTCAGCAGGGGGGCCACGTCGTCGGGGAACCGGTACGTGTCCCTCCAGTGCCGGAGGCCCGCCTGGATCCGCTCCGAGCGCATCAGCTCGTCCTCGGTGCCAGTCACGTGGGTGGACGCTGCAAGCAGCTCCACGATGTGATCGGCGCTGAAGCGCACGTCCGGCCAGCGGCGCCACCCGGCGCCCGGCATGAACAGCCCGGAGTCGGCGATGATCATCGAGTGCACCACGTGCTCCCAGCAGTTCTGGAACTCGGTGTCGAACAGCCCGGCGTACTCGACGGCGGCCCGGGAGTAGTAGACCCAGGAGCCGACGCACTCGTAGTGGTATGTGAAGGCGTGGTCGGTGTCGACCTGGAAGTTCCGCTCCCCGGCGTGGGCGTACATCGAGTGCTGCATGCCCCAGCGCTCGGACGCCTTGATGTAGCTCCGGAACGCCTTCGGGTCCTGGGGGGTCATGTCGTCCTCGACCAGGAAGATGTGCTCGGCGCCGTCGTTCATGGCGGCGTCGAGCAGGCGGTTCTTCGAGGTGGCCACGTTGGCGTGCTCGCCCCGGAGGATCGTGAATCCCATCTCACGCTCGGCGTGGTCCAGGATCTCGTGCACCTCGGGATCGGTGGACCCGTCGTCGCTGACCATGAGCCTGGCGCCCAACGGTGCGCACTGGAGCACCGACGACAGGCAGTCCCCGAGTGCGTCGGGCCGGTTGTAGCTCGTGACGCCGATCGCTACGTCGATCATGGGAGCAGGTGCTCGGCAGCTTCGGTCTCCGACAACGGGGTGACCGGCAGAGCTGCCGGTGACGCCCCCAAGCCACGGTCGAGACGACCGGGGAACAGCGGCTCGTCGTCGAGCTGGTCAGCGAGCTGCGCACGCTCCTCGTTGCCACGGCCCCGGAGACGGGCCTCCTCCTTGCGAGCCTTCGACCCCCACTCCAGCAGTCGGCGCATCCGGTGCACGGCCATCAGGCGGTCTCCTCCAGGCGCAGCTCCGGGGTCGGGGGCAGCTCGGGCAGCGACACCTCTTCCGGCTCTTCCTCGGCCCAGAGCCAGCGTGCGCTGAGCAGCAGCTCGGCCGGGAGGGTGCGGGACAGCTCGTCGTCGTCCAGGCCGAGGGCGGCAGCGAACCAGCGGCACAGGTGCCGCAGACCGGCGATCTCCTGCGTGCTGGCCTCGTCGGCGGTCGGTGTCGTCTGCAGTTCGGTGTACGCCTTGCGGAGCACCCTGACGCCCTCTGAGAGCACCTTGCGCCGCACGGGCACCGGGTCGCCGAGGATGTCGTCGGCGTCGGCGATGCGCTCCAGCTTGCGGGCGATCTCCAGGATCTCCGTGGTGTCAGCCATCGATCAGGCCCCCGTTGTAGTCGACGAGTGCAGCGAAGACGATCTCGGACAGCTCCGAGCGCATCGGGGCATTCTTGCCCTCACGCCGGAACGTGAGCACCGGGTCCATGCCGCAGTTCGTGGACGACACGCCGATCCGGACGCGCCGGTCGTAGTCGTCGCCGATCTTCGAGGCGATGTCGGCCGCCAGGATGTAGCCCATCGCCAGGGTCAGGAATCGGGCCTCGGTGGTGTTCGGGTCACCTTCGACGGTGATCGGCAGCGTGACGCTGTAGACGTTCCGCTCCCGGGTGGGTTCCAGCTTCACGAGCCGGTCGTTGACGGACACTTCGGTGGTCATACCGGGAGACGGTAGCCCCCGGTTGGCGTCAGGTCAACACGGAGAGCGCTGAGCGCACCTGGTGGCCCCTGTACGGGCTGGGCGGCCAGTTCCCGGGGAGGTGGGGGTACACCGGCCCATCGACCAGCAGCGTGCCGCTGGTGGTCTCTGTGAGGGTCCAGAAGTAGTGCTTCGCCTCGGTCAATCCGGCCAGGCCGTCCGGCGTGAACGTGATCTCGACCCCACCTGTGCTGTAGGAGACCACTGAGACGTCCCCAGACGCCGCCTGCGTGCGTGCCAGACGCTCGTAGACCACGGCGGTGTACGTGCCACCGGAGATGAGCTGCGTCGCTCCTGAGGCATCCTGGAGCGTCAGGGGGATGACCACCGACCCGCTGATCGGCAGGCTCAGGGCCGAGGACGTAACCGACGGGGCGATGTGGAGCGACATGCCCTCTAGTGTCGCACCCAGTCCGGGTCGAAGGTGAAGCCCCCCTGGCTCATGGCGAGGACCGACCCGAGCGGCCGGGACTGGCCCGGCTCGGATTCGGGATGCACGAGGAGCGGCTCATGTGTCGGATCGTCGGTGACCCAGACGGTGCGGCCGGTGCGGCCGACGACGGTGCTCACGAGATCTCCTCCAGGGCCTTCACTGCGTTCTTCATGCTCATCTGGATCCCGTCGTCCTCGATGGTGACGAGTGTATCGGGCATCCGCTCGGCGAGCACGTGAGCCACGTCCTGGAGGTAGTGCAGGTCCGGGACCCGGACCTCCTTGACGTGCTTCGAGGACAGCTCGATCGGCGACCGGAGCTGCACCTCGACGTAGTCCCGACCCATCTGGAACGGGTGCACCCCGTTGAGCGCAGCGGCCCGAGGATCGATCGGACCCTCTACCGGCAGCGGCACGGACCCGGAGTTGAGCGAGTCGGCGATCGTGAAGGTGGCGTCGTCACGGGCCTCATCACTCATGACCAACTGGATCTCGCCGTACCAGGTAGCGGCCAGTGGCGAGACCCGGTGATTGATGTCGGTCGAGCCGTCAACGATCGGCTCCAGGGAGAACTCGGCCTCGGAGTACCCGTGCACCACGTAGCCCATGTCGAGGCCCACGGCAGCGTCGTACAGGTCACGGTGCTTCAGGTACTCCTCACCACGCAGCGAGCGCCCCACCTCGTTCTCGGGATCGTGCATGGACCGCAGCTCCCAGTCCTCCGGCTCGCTGTAGTTGACGATGTCCGACAGACGGTCCGCCGAGATGCGGACCACGACCTCGGCGTCCTGGACCTGCTGCTGGGCGTAGGCGGCGGACTCGACGTCCAGGAGCCGGATGTTGCTGGTCGTCTCACGGTACTGGTCGTACGCCTCCTGGTCGGCGATGCCCGGGATGCCGTCGTCGGCGCCCGGTGTGCTGCCGCCAGTGCCGATGGGCGGCGGAGCGCAGGATGCATCGTGGCATGCGGCCAGCAGGCTCTCGGGCATGTCCGGCAGGTCGTCGGTCTCGGCGTCCCGGGCGGCGCCCATGTAGAACGCTGCAATGGCGTCGAGGCGTGCCTGGCGGCTCGGGCTGGCGGCGGCCGTGGTCGCTGGCGGAGTCAGCGTCTTCACACCGTGCCACCCGATGTTGTCGGTGTACCGGAAGGCGTCCAGCTCGAAGACCTCGGCGGGCGTCGGGTCGTCATCTCGGAGAGTGTACGGCTCACCCACTCGCCGTGCCTCCTGGATGCGATCAGCGAACTCCATGAAGCGCTTCGACCCGTCGGACTGCTTCCGGCTGTACTCCAAACCGGCCTCACCGATGGTGTACGACGGCGACAGGCGGCGACTTTCCTTGCTGCGCAGCTCAAGCACGTCCCCTAGGTGGCGCTGGTCCCAGTCGTATCCGAACCGGCCCCAGTTCGATGCGCCACGGAGGTAGCCGAGCTGATGACCGCTGTTGTTGGCGGCGTGCAGCTCGATCCTGTTGAACCCGGCGTTGCGCAGACCCTCCTCGGTGCGCACATAGAACCGACCACCGATGCCCTTGCCGATGTAGTCACGCTTCAGGACGACGATGTCGAAGTCGGCCCACGTCCCGCTGCTGTCCTTGAACAGCACGAACTTGAACTCACCGATCCGCTTGCCCTTCTTCGAGAGGAGGTCGCCGTGCACACTGATCGCATTGCCCCCCATCGGTGACGCGTAGCTGACCTCGGACCGGTACCCGTACTTGATGCTGTGGTTGAAGATCAGCCCGGCCTGGCGCTTCAGCTCACGCCTCGCATCAGTGCCGTACGCCTTGCGGGGGTCTGCCTCGTGCTCGGCGGCCAGAGCGAACAGCGCCTCGGCGCTCGTGCCGACACCGGGGGAGGATCCACCCTTCCCGACCGGTGGCGGAGCGCACTCCTTGGACCGGCAGGCGAACCCGTAGACCTCCAGCCCGGCGAACGGGTCGGCGGATGCAGCGAGAGCTGCGTTCGCTTCGTCGGACGGCTCGCCGTTGAGGAGGCGCTGGACGAGTCCCGGACGCCCGACGATGACCTCACCCTGCATGACCATGTCACGGTTGGCCAGCTCCAGGACCCGCTTCCCGGCAGCCGAGTCGGGATCGAAGACCGGCAGCGTCCCCTCGATCTCGTAGCCGTCAACCCAGTCGACCACGCCGGGCATGTACGGCCGCCCCTCGACGCGAAGCTCCTTGCGCTCGTCGGTGGTGACGGGGCGCATCCCCGGGTACTTCGACGACGAGGCGTAGCCCAGCTCGCCCGGAGCGTCGACCGTCGCGAACGGGTTGGGCTTCGGGCGCATTTGGACGACGGTGATGTCGTCCTCGCCATCCCGCACGAATCGGTGAAGTCGGTGCCACCCGTCGATGATGAACTCGTCCGAGTAAGGCGATGTGATGACCCCCCAGCGCTCGCCGGGAGGGTTGACCATCCGGGGATCGTCCGGCACCAGAGCCATGTACGCAGCGTGGTACGCGGCCCAGTCGTCACCGAAGTCAGCAGCGATGTCGGGGACCTGCATCGCCCGACGCTTCGCCTCCTCGATCGGGAGCACCTCCACGTCGTACACGAACTTGTTGACGTGCTCTGCGGGGTCGATGACATCCCCCTCGCTCACCCACTGGAGAACGGCGCCCTTGGCGGATGACGGAAGGTCGGCGAACGGCACCCCGACGACGGCCTCACCGGAGTCACCCTCCGGCTCCGTCGCGGTGAACGGGTTGTTGAGCCGGGCGTCGGCCTCGTCGAGGCGGTCCTTGTCGTTGCCCGGCTTGCTGCCGCCTGTCCCGGTCGGGGGTGGTGCACAGTCGGCGGACTGGCAGCCTGCGGCGGTCAGGTCCTCGTCGGCCAGCGGCTCGTACCAGGTCTCGTCCTCGGCCAGGGTGAAGGTGATCGCCCGCTCAACCCAATCCGTGAAGATCGATGCGGCCAGCGCAGCCTCGGTGCGCAGGTCGGAGATGTTCATCTGCAGCTCCATCTGGACGGCGTTGCCACCCTCAGGCATACCGCCGAGGGCCTGCTTGGCGACCGGGCTGGCGAGCAGGTCGGCAGTGCTGACCGGGTTGCGGCCGCGCAGTCGGGTGGCCAACGTGTCGTCACCTGCCGTCCGGTAACGGGCGCCGAGCTTGTTCCGTGTCGTACGGGCGGTGACCATTCCGGTGGGTGTGTCGAAGCCTGCACGGAGCCAGGTGTAGACCCCGTTGCTCGTCTTGGTCGAGAGCGCCGAGGTGCTGACCAGGGTCACGCCCTCATCGGCGGCACGGCGCATGGACTCGGCGATGAAGGCCGAGCCGATGCCCTTGCCCTGGTGCTGCGGCATGACCGACAGGCTGTCGTGGTGCATGCGCCAGCCGTCGACCTGGCGAGTGAAGTAGCCGACGGCGTGTTGGCGGAGCCGACCGCCGCCGATTGGGACGGGGGCGAAGATGGTGCCCTCGATCGTCACGACCCCGGCGTCGCTCTCTTCGACCTCGTTGGTCTTGGCGATGAACTTGCGCCCCTCCCTGTCGGTGAACTCGAACTCGAAGACCCGCTTGGCGGCATCCTCGCCGTCGGTGACGAAGCCCTCGGGCAGGTCCTCGACGTCATCGAGCGCACCGTCGGGTGAGCTGCCCCCGGTGCCCGTGGGTGGTGGTGCGCACTCGGCCGTGTGGCACGCCAGCTCGATGAGGCTGGACACCAGGTTCTCGGGTGGCACGATCGGGAAGGTCCCGGACTTCAGGCGAGCGACGACGTCGGGGCTGTTGGCCACCAGGACCTCACCCTTCACGTTCATGTCGCCGATGCGGCCCAGGACCCGGTCAGCACCGACGTCGACCGTGACCATGTCGTCGTAGTAGCTCTGCCACGCCTCGGTCATCCCCGCAGAGCGGGGGGTCCACCAGGAGGTGACACCGGTGCCGCCGCCCTCGGTCTTGCGCAGGAACGAGTACGGCCCGTCGGTCGGATGGAAGGGGTCGACGCCGCTCTCGGTGGCTCGCATGCGGCGGCTGAAGGTCCAGGTCTCCCCGGCCATCTCCCGCTCGATCTCCTCGTGCTTGATGCGCAGCATCTCGACCATGAACGGGAGCGGCTTCGGGTCCCGCAACGTGCGGGAGACTCCGGAGCGGCCGTCGACCGACATGACGAGGTACTGCCATGCCCCGGCCGGACGATCCTCGAACCCCAGCTCCGTGCCGACGGCGCCGAGGTGCTTGGTCAGCTTGTTGCGGCCGGTCTTGGTCTTGGCCAGCGCCACGATCTCCTGGCCGACGGCGATGGCTCGGGCCTGCAGGTCGGCGTGCTTCTTGGGTATCCCCCGATACAGCCCCTCAGGGATCCCGCCGCCGGACGGCTTCGAGCCGCCGGTCCCGATGGGGGGCGGGGCGCAGGATGCATCGTGGCACGCCAGCTCGATCAGGGACATCCCCTCAGGCTACCGGCTGGGGCACCTCGTCCCGGATCCACTGCTTCAGCTTCTCCAGGGGCGGGAAGCTGTAGGCGGCGTAGTGCTTCGGGATCTCGAAGACCGGCAGGCCGTGGGCGTGGGCCGTGGCGATCTCAGCGTCGGCGCCGGAGCTGGCGCCCGGGAACCGGACGACACCCTGGGTGCGGAGCATGACGGCGATGTCCAGCTCGTACCAGTCCTCGACCGGGCGAGGGGTGATGGCGTGCCACAGCAGGGTCGTGTGCGGCACCACCGGGTAGCAGAGCTTGAAGTCCATCAGCCGGTTGGCGAACTGGATGATCCGGTGCGTGTTCTCCACCGGGTCCGGGTTCGTGTACGGCCCGGCGATGTAGAGCACGGGCCGGTGCTTCGGCGGTGCGATGGCCATCTCGTTCACAGCTTGTCTCCGATCTTGAACCAGCGGAGCTTGTCCAGGTTGACGGTCACCCGGTCGCCCGAGTTGCTGTTGCGGTAGCTGAGGTAGCGGTGCTTGTGATCCGAGTGGATCTCGGTGGCGAGCACCTCCCAGGAGGTCCCGTCGGAGAAGGACACCTTCAGGGTCCGGACGGTGTGCACGGACTCGCTCACGGGCCGACCCTCCCGAACTCCTCGAAGGCGGCCCAGGTGATCGGCATCGTCTCGGAGAAGATGCGCTCCATCTCCTCCGACGCCATGGCGATCTCCCGCATCGGCTTGGACGGATACGCAGCATCGCTGCGTTCCGTCCGCAGGCTGAGGAAGGACATCAGGCTCCGGGCGTTGCACGTGGCGTACATGGCGGAGTACACGTTGACCGGCAGCGTCATGCGGGCCACCTCCTTGGCGTAGCCACGCCAGAGGCGGTCCTGGTACCTCGTGTAGAGGTTGG